ATGAATTTCGAATCACTTGTTGGACATATCAATCAGGTACAGGACGTGCTTCAGGCGCAAGCCGCACATGCTGTGAACCTATCGCTCACTGCCCGCAACTGGCTAGTGGGATATTACATCTTGGAGTATGAACAGCATGGTGAAGACCGTGCCAAGTATGGCGACAAACTACTAAAAAGCCTTGCCCAGCGTCTTAACAGAAGAGGATTGGGAGAACGCCGTCTATATGAGTACAGGCTCACATATCGGGTATACCCTCAACTTGGCGGTGTAGTTGCAGAATATGTCCTCAAAAACGGACAGGATGTGTTTTTGCGGTTGGCAACCGCAAAATCTGAAGATAGTACGGTACTCATTGAAAAATTGCGGTCATCAACCGCAATATCTGTAGCGCCACAAGAGACATGGCAAACTCCGGCAAAGTCTTTGTTTTATAAGTTGTCTGCTACGCACCTCATCTATCTTTCAAACCTTGACAATGATTTGAAACGCGCTTTCTACGAACAGGAAACCATCCGCGGTTGCTGGACAGTAACAGAACTTGACCGCCAGGTGTCCTCACAATACTACGAGCGCATGGGACTCTCGAAGGATAAGAAAGCGCTGCAAAAACTCGCTGTGAAAAACGCCCAGCAATTGGCTCCGAACGATATTCTGCACAATCCCGTGACGCTTGAATTTCTGGGGATAGAGTCGCAGGAAGTCTATACGGAAACCAAGTTGGAGTCGTATATTTTGAACCACCTACAGGCGTTCCTGTTGGAGATGGGGCGCGGTTTCTGCTTCGAGGCGCGCCAGAAGCGAATCCTCATTGATCAGGACTATTTCAAGGCCGACCTTATTTTCTACCACCGCATTCTGAAGTGCCACGTTATCATCGATTTGAAGATTGACCGTTTCCGCCACGAGTATGCCTCGCAGCTGAACCTCTACATGAACTACTACAAGCACGAGGTAATGCAGGCGGACGACAACCCACCCATCGGCTTGCTGCTGTGTACCGACTACGGCGTGACCACCGTACAATACGCCACCGAAGGTCTCTCACAGAATCTCTTCGTCAGCAAATACCGCCTCCAACTGCCGTCTGAGGACGATATCAAGCAATACCTGCTGGAGAATATATCGGAAGAGAAATTCAAGGAATTGAAAGAAGAGAAAAACGCAGAGTAATATGGCGGCGACAAATAGAGACCTGACAGCCGAACTTCGAGGTGCACTAATGGAGGCTAAGGAGGCAATGGAGGGCAAGCGGCAGTTGAACACGCTTGATAGGCTGATAAACGATCTTCAGTCGCGACACAAGCCGGTAATCTCAAATATATAATGTGGTTGACGAGCCCATAACTATGGAAGAGAAGAAAAGACCGACAGCTACGAAGGCGGCTATAGCCAAATTTCGCGAAGAGCATCCTAGTTTTACTGACGAACACCTTATTTCGTCAGTTGAAAACACATATCCAAAATTGTATGAAGATAATTTGGAGGTGGCGATAGAAATCGTTAAGGAATTATATCGTAGGCAGGAACCGTGGACGGATGATAGTTTTATCGCTCTTCTCAGAGAAATGACAGAAGGTCGTAAACTTGTTCGATTTGGAATTGAGGAGCGCAAAAATGCCCGGGTTATCGCAAAAGTAAATCCGTTCATTGAAAGGCTATACAAAGAAGCTCAAGAAAGAACGATTTACTTATCGGAATGTCCAGAATATAAGGATGAAGATGTAAAGCAATATTTCGAGGAAGTTTATGCAGACAAAGGTAAGACGTTAGCGCAGAAGTTTTTTACCCTCCTTAATAACAGGGCACTATATGATACTGACCAGATATCCGGTTTTGTATTGCCATTCCACTGTTATTCGGAACCCAATGGCGATGTTGTGTTTACCAAGAACAAGCGCACTAAGGACGATTATGATGGAAATGGACACTCCTTGGTAAGTGAGAAAGAAGTAATTAGCCGTTCAGCTTACGTATCAAACAGTTCTTCTAAAAAAGGCGGATGTTTGGGTGTTGTTTTTGTAGGATTATTAGTGTTATCAATTATAGCATTTATATAGGCAAATGGGTATTAGGACCAATAAAGTAATGACAATACTCAATATCGGTCTTGAAACCATAGTTGAGTATCTGAAGAAAAAACCTGGGTTAGAACCAACCAAGGAATTAAATCCTAATACCAAGTTGACAGATTTGCAATATGAAGCTCTTTTGAGAGAGTTTGCTTCGGATAAACTTGTTAAAGAGAAAGCGGAGTTTGTTTTCAAGAAGAAAAGTAAAAAAGAGAAAGCCACAGTAAAACAACAGTCTAATGAAATAGTTAATCCATCACCATTAATGAAGAATACCATTAATGATGATAACGGAATTATGCCAGTTTCCGAGCTAACGGGTGAAGATAATATAGAAGAGGAAATACTTGTTCCGGTGAGTAAACTCCACTTCGGAACCAATCACATATCATATAAAAAGGGTACATCAGAATTTGCCTTTTGGGAAGATGGTATATCCAAAAGTTTGAATTCTGCAAAGAACAGCTCCTTTAATAATGTATCCACAAAAATCCGTTTGAACTATCCAAATCAGACATTTAGATTCTTAGACCTTTCTTTGTTAGCTAAGTTGAAAGACCTATCTTCGCGTTTGGATAATGAGATATTTGAGAAGCATCTAAGAAGTGTGGAGAAGAAAAAAGAGCAACAACAGAAAGCCAACGCAAAGAAGGAAAAGCAGGAGAAGGCAGAAAAGAAGCCCAAGCCAAAGATTGAGCATAGAATACAGTTCAATTCAATAAGATTTAGTCGTAGCCTTGCATCCATTATTTACAAAAAGCAACGATACGTCTATAGAGATTATAACATCAAGGAGTACGACAGAATTTTAGGTCAAATTTATTGCAGAGTGTCCAAAGCGAGGATGAATGCAATAAAGACCTCTCTCGTTTGGGTGATAATTGACACTGAAACAGAAACTTTCACTTTCAAAGATATAGACATCAACAAGTATGTCAATAATCTAAAGGATAGCTTCTTGCCTGATAGTAAAAAGGTGGAAAACCGTATAGAGAAAAAAGTTGTACCACAAAAGCCGCCATCTGAAACAAAAACGATGACACTTGGTGCTGCAAACATTCGTTTCTACAATGATTATTTCTTAATCTTTCAAACAGCAAACGGACGGATTGATAATACTGTTGCTCCCTACAGAGTAAATGACCCAGATTCGCACGAGATTCTCAACCTTGTACACAACTTTTTTGAACAGCGATTCGAACAAATGCGTATCGTCGTAAAGTATGATGGAACCAAAATTCTGGAGCCTTCAAGACTTGACATTTTCCAACTAAAGAACTATGTTAAAGCTTTGAGACGTAATTTGGAAGTTAAAGGTGAATGGTGGGAAGAAGTGCAGAATGCCAGAAAGCGTTCGTTTGCACAATGCTTCGGTGAGTCAAGGGATTCTGTAAAGTCGAAATATGTAAAGTCAAAGAACGAGTACTTGTACAATCTTTCCAGCCTTCAAAACGAGAAGAAACTAATTCGAGTTTATGAAATTAACCACGGAAAAGAAGAGGATGCTTTCATCTTTACGATAGACATGCCTGGCAACAGAAATGCCATTATCTTCGAAAATGCCTCTAATGATGTCTCAACAACTACATGGGTATTCGTGGCAAGAAACGAGAACTATGAAGCATGTGTAAACTTGATATTTGACTATTTTACCGATTATACCATATTTTCTAAACGTTCTTCACTGCGTGCAAAGAATGTAAACCCACCCGAAAAATTTAGGGCTGATAATTATGCTTTTATTGATCACGATGACTTGGAGCAATGGCTGAAAAAGTTGAATAGGATACTGGAGAATAAGCCACAGCCTTCTGAAATTAGGTTCGTGCCGGGTCTCAACATTTCTCAAAGTTCAGAGATTCGCATACCTAGCGGTAATGCAATCACCACTAGCCACCTTCATAATCAACTAATGCTCAAGCTGTACGACAGGCTTTGCAGCGAGAATGGTAAAGATAGCGTTGGCACAGAAATACGAGTTGGGGCGAAAAGAATTGATGCCGTTGTTAAGGGTAAAGGCTTCTACGACATCTATGAAGTTAAAACTTCATCTAACTCCTTTGATTGCGTTACAGAGGCATTGGGGCAGATATGCCAATACGCTTATTTGTATTGTCGCGACAACATTGGCAAGATGGTAATTGTTGGTTCTCCTGCTGCCAGTTCCGAGGTTGAGCAATATCTTTCTTGGTTCCGCAAGAAACACTCGATGGAAGTGTATTACATGCAAGTCCCACTAATATAAGTTCTGTATGCGTAAGGAATGAAAACTATTCATTTGGCTTAGCGAAATTACTAAAAATAGTTTGAAAATATCATCTTTTCTCCCATACCTGCAAAAAGGTGTGGGATTTTTCGTATCTTTGTGCTGTTAAAGACGTTGAACAATATGATTGAGAAAGTAAAGAGTCTTATTTTTAATGAGAGAACAGAACTGAAGGATGCTTTGAGACTTCCTTTATGCAGGAAATTATATAAAGATGTAAAAAAGAGTAAGGGTGCTGAAATAGCTGAGAAAGAGGCATTGTTATTGTGTAATGACGTATTATGGGCAAAGTTTATCAGCCAATATGAGAACAGAACATGGGGGCAAAAATATTCATTGCCAGTAACAGGCAATGAATATGATTTATGGGGCACAGAACGAAACGTATATAATGGTTGGATAGCCTGAAACGTCTGAAAGTCCTTTATTTATTAGGGTTTCGGTAGATTAGGACAGTGAAAAGCACGAAAAACGAAACGCTCAAAAAGTTGGATTAGGCTTGAATTTGCTTTGATTTTTGGATTAAAACGTGTGCACAGAGTGTTGGAAGGCGTAATTTTGATGTGAAAGCGGTCTTTCCAGTTCTTTATACATTTGAAAGAAAATCTGGTAATTTCTAAAAATAATTTTAGCAGAAACCTTGCATATAAGGATTATTTAGTATCTTTGCAGGCGAAAATAAGTTATAATAGGAGGGTAAGATCATGGCAAAAGTGGTGCATGTACATTTGATTGGAAAGCGGAAGGATTACTACTTCAGCAGTATTTCTGCGGTGTTTACGGTGTTGAGCCGTGAGGACATAGGTGTGAGCCTGCATTGGCTACTGAATGCGGGGCTTGGAAAAGGACACGTGGTACACAACGAAAAGGCTGTAATAAGGGCCTCTACGCTGATTTCATGCCCTCGGAAGACAAGTGCAAAGGAAGATGATTAAAAGGGCTTGGAAGGACGTTAAAACGGCGTTTTGAGACCATTATGACATAACGGCATTTTCAACCAGATTTGGAGGCTTTACGGCCTCCTATTTTTGTGTCCGAAAATGGCGATTTTTAGCGTTAGGGTTACACTTAGGGTTACAACTTAGGGTTACATTTTGCGGAGTTTAGGGTTACATTTTACCCCAAAAACCTATGTTAAAGAGGGGGGGGATATATACTTAAATTCTGTTAATAAGGTCGAAAAATGGGGTGATAGCCCCCCCCATAATACAGGCTATTTTTAAAATACACCTTACTATATACGCGCGTAGGCGGCCATTTTAACACTTTTAGGGGGTGGGTAAGGGTACCATTGGGGTACAATGGGGTAGACGCTTGGAGTACGAATCAGAAGAAACGGGCGATAGACCCGAGCACCTCGAAGACGTGTAGGATGCGGGAGGTGGGGAACTCCTGATCGTCGAAGTCGGGATTGATAGGAACATAGCGGAGTACATCGGATGTGGATCCGCGGCGTAGAATCTTGATGGTGCGGAGGGTATCGAGTACTACGGCATAGATTTCGCCATACTGAATATCGTCAACAGTGCATTCGCGGAGAGCAATGATATCGCCGTGGTTGATCTTTGGCTCCATCGAGTGACCAGTGACGTTACACCAGACTGTTGCTTTGTCGAAACCAGGCACAACGATATTGCAGGCCGGCACTGTCGTCTGACTGTTGAATACTTCACTAAAACCGCCAAAGAAATCAGCATCGTAATAAGGTGTTCCTTCCCCTATTTCGAGCGAAACGTGTGGTATATCAAGTCTTTTCTCAGCACTATTCGTACTTTCCTCGATTTTTATTTGATTTTTCATTTCTCCCTTTCCTGTTAAAAGCCATTCGGGGGACACATCGTAAGTTCTCACGATTTTCTCTAAAACATCAGCTTTTGGAACAACACCTTTGATATAACCGCGTATATTTCCTTCGCTAACACCAAGTTTATCAGCAAACAAAGTATTCTTTCCATCCCCATAAAACTGGACGCAAAGAGCTATTCTTTCGTGGATTGTTGCGGTATTTTGAACTTTTTTTGCCATAAATCGTAACTTTTCTCGATTTTTATTTGGTAGATTCGTGAGAAATCACTATTTTTGCAGCGGGTTTCAATCAAAACTGCGCGGCAAAGATACAAAAAAAGTCGCAAAAGTGGGAAATATTATAGTTAAAAACTAAAAAATAGAAGATTATGTTTAAAAGAACTCTGGATCGGAATCGGTGTCACGGACCACAACAGAGTAATGCGGGTTTAACGACTCAATTACCCAAAAGGCTCGAAGAATGCGCAGTAATCTACGTTCGTTCATGTTCGAAACGTAAATTTCGAATGTGTTATGCCCTGGAAGGTTGGCTTCTGTCGGAAGAGGAATACTCAGAATTCTGCAAAACGACAATAGGTCGCTACTATATTGATCTCTTTGGCTATCGTCCTTATAGCCGAGAACATGTACTCGAATTAATAAACTCATAAGCGTAAAAATTGAAACTGGGGACAAAGATACAGAAAAGTGTTGGAAATAGAGAATAATTACAGTTAAAAATAAAGGATTATGTTACAGAAGGAATTTGAAGAAAGAACGAAGCTCAGCATGACTGAGGAAGAGTTCAACGGAGTGAATGCGCTGTATATGGCGTGTGGTGATGACATCGATAAGGATGTGTTCTGCAAGTTGTATATAAGCTTTGACGGCCGCCTGGAGCTGCTGCACAAAATTGAGCGTAATTACCAACAGGCCAAGGAGGAGATAGTGGAAAAGAAGCTGCTACTGGACGAGGCACTGGAGATTAAGAATGATGTGGCTGATACTGTTGTCCAGGTAGAACGAGATGTGCTTGAAGGAGAAGACAGGATTGACTGTGCAAGCAAATTGGACCGTCTGGCCTTCTGGCTGGTAGGTAATAAGGGCGTTATCACACGCAAGGTTAAGCAGAATATACAGCTCACCAGCGACGAAGTGGATTATGTAATAGGTAACTTAAAGTAAGGAGGATGCGATTATGAATATTGAAGATAGAAGAATCAAGGTTGACGGGGATTTGCTTAGAAAGATAGCAAAGACGTTCAAGGTATCGGAGGTGACTGTACGCAGCGCTCTGAGATACGACCAAGAGAAGGGACAGACAGAGAAGGCAAAGCGCATCAGAATGATGGCCTTGCAGAACGGTGGCATTCCATCAATCTGCCTGCCTGAGTGTGAGACTATCCACGATGCCAATGGTATAATGCGCCAACGATTCAATAACGGCGCCACTATCGAGGTGGATAAGAACACTGGCGACGCCAAGTGGTTTGATAAGAAGGGCATCAAGAGAGGTGAAGAAAAGAACATCAGCGTTACCCGCCTGTATGTGATACAGGAGCTGGCAGCTGCCTTTTAATCAGTAACTAATCAAGAGAGAACTATGTTAGAGTATTACGGCAATGTGGCTTGTGTGAGCTATTCGGACCTTGTGGATAACGGCATCATGTCGTCGGCCAACTACAAACAGCTGGTTCATCGTGGTAAGATGACAGTTGTAAGACCGGGGAAAGGTGCTGGTAATTGCGCCCTTGTTGCCGTAGATTCGTTGCCCGAGAAGTATAAGGCAGAGGTGAAGAAACTCTACCCTGACGGCAATCGCACACGCCTGATGGAATGGGTGAAGAAGAATTACGAGCGCGATGCGCAGGCCTACTCATTCTTCTTTGACAAGCGGAATACAGGCGTAGAGTTGCCAGCCGACAAGGTGAAGGAATATACCATCAATGCCAGCGTACTGAACTGCTGCATCAGGCTCTACGACAGAGCTGCTATGTGTCAGAAAATGTTCGGTTGCCGCTACAACTGGGATGAGATGGCCGCCTCGATAGAGAGCCTGCGCGAACTGTACGGACACACCCTGCCAGCCTCGACGATGCGATTCAGAAAGAAGGTGGCCGAGTATAAGCGCGAGGGCTACAGCTGCCTGATTAGCGGAAAGTTCGGTAACCAGTCAGCACGTAAGGTTGACTTCAAGACGGAGCGTGTTATCTTGGGTATCGCCATACTGCCTAACAAGCCTTTCAATACAAGCGTGGCAGAGATGTATAATCAGTTCGTGTGTGGAGAGCTTGACGTATGGGATCCAGAGACTGGCGAGATGTTCAATCCTGACGATTTTATGGATAAAAACGGTGAACCAAGAGCCTTGAGTGAGACCACTATCAACAACTATCTGAACTCACCAAAGAATCGTGTATTGATAGACAATGCTCAGAAGAGTTGGGTATCGTTTATGCACGAGAATGCACCACACGTACATAGGCATGCACCTGATTTCTCGTTCTCGAAGATATCGTTTGACGACCGCGACCTGCCACGTAAGCTGAAAGACACCAAGCAGCGTCCCAAGGCTTACTATGCCTACGATGTGGCCAGTCAATGTGTGGTGGGCTATGCCTACAATCGCTACAAGAACACCGACCTGGTTGTTGACTGCTTCCGTTCGTTGTTCGTGCTGATAGAGCGCAATGGCTGGGGATGCCCCGCACAGGTAGAGGTGGAGAACCACCTGATGAGCCAGTGGCGCGACTCGTTCCTGAAGGCGGGCGTGATGTTCCCGTTCGTGCGCTTCTGTGCCCCTCAGAACTCACAGGAGAAATATGCTGAGCAGATGAATGGCGCCAAGAAAAAGAGCGTGGAGCACAAGAATCACTTAGGTATCGGTCGTTTCTATGCCAAGGACCGCCACTACAGGACTGAAGCCAAGAAGGTGTTTGACGAACTGAACGATACCTATGAGGATAAGGAGTACTACAGCTGGGAGCAGCTGATAGCCGAGGATATGGCCGACGTTGAGCAGTTCAACAATACGCTGCACCCCAACCAGAAGAAATACAAAGGAATGACCCGCTGGCAGGTTTTGGTGCAGAATATGAATCCAACCTTGCAACCTCTGGATAAGGCGCTTTGGGCAAGATACATCGGTGATCACGTTTCAACTTCGATTCGCAGAAACAGCTACTGTAGAGTACATGGCTGCGATTGGTGGCTGAGTCAGACTGAGGTAATAGAGAAGCTGGCACCTAACGATATGAAGGTGGAAGCCTACTATCTGACCAACGAGCAAGGTGAGGCCACGGACGTATGGATCTATCAGAACGACATGATGATTGATAAGCTTCAGAACGTGGGTACATTCAATACTGCAGATGCAGAGCAGACGGATGAGGACCGTGTCATCTTCACAGAGCAACAGAAGAAAATCGCTCACTTCAACAAGTACGTGAAGGAGAACGCGATTACACGTGTGGGAGTGATGGAAAAGGCTGCTATGGTACAACAGGCTCCAGAACCGGAGGAGGAAATGACAGACTACATGGTTGAGCCGGAAGATATGCAGACGGAAACAACCTATCAATATAAAGATGAGAATGATGCAATAATGGATTTATAGGCCCTGGGAAGCCCCGCCCGTGAGGATTAGGAATTAAAAGCCTCGGATATCCTCGGACAGCAGTGAGATCTGACTTGGCCCAGACTCGAATAACATCAGAACCTGCACGGGCACGATTTTTTAAACAACATTTAAATACAGTTACAATGGAAATTACAAACGAGATTAAAAAACGGATTATGACGGCTATAGCCGACAACCGCGTGAACTATCCGAGCGACAGTAAGCATGCCGCAAGTTTAGGAATCAGTGCAGCCGTGTACAGCCAGCTGAAGCAAGGTCAGACTGTCAAGGTGTTGAGCGAAGCTAACTGGATTCAGATGGCTCGAAGACTGGGTGTAGAGCTTCGCCCTGGTATGGAATGGAAAGCCGCCAAGACGGCCACGTTCAAGTACATCTGGGCACAGTTGACCATGTGCCAGAGCTCCAGTCTGAGTGCAATCATGTGCGATATGCCAAACATTGGTAAGACATTCACAGCCCGCGAGTACGTGAAAGGTCATAAGAATGCTATCTACGTAGATTGCAGTCAGGTGAAGACCAAGCGTGCGCTGGTAAGGAAGATAGCCAAGGAGTTCGGTGTTGGTACCAACGGAACATTCGGTGATGTGTATGAGGATCTTGTTTTCTACATCCGTACTGTTGACCAGCCCCTCATCGTTCTGGATGAAGCAGGCGACTTGGCTTATGAGGCATTTCTGGAACTGAAAGCCCTGTGGAATGCAACAGAGCGCTGCTGTGCCTGGTATATGATGGGGGCCGACGGTCTGAAAGCCAAGATAGACAGAAATGTCAAAGGTGAGAAAGTCGGTTTTGCCGAGATGCTGAGCCGATATGGTGACCGATATTGCAGAGTAACCCCTGATGCAGAAAAGGATCGCAATGCATTTCTACGGGAACAGGCTCGTATAGTAGCCGAGGCAAATGCTCCAGAAGGTTCGGATGTGCAGGAGATTGTACTGAAAACTGGCGGTGCTCTGCGCCGTGTATATACTGAGATTGAGAAAGTGAAGGCAAGAGCATGAGCAAGCGAGCATATACCATTGAGAACATCGAAGCCATTAAGTATGAGTGCTTTGACTGGGAGTCGAAATGGGCAGAGCCCTTTGGTAATCCTGCAGTCGATAGCTCGTGGTTCATTCTCGGCCCATCAGCCAGTGGTAAGAGTTCGTTCGTAATGCAGCTTGGACGTAAGCTGTGCAGCTATGGTTCAACTCTCTATGTAAGCTACGAGGAGGGCGTAAGAATGGAGTTCCAACGCCGACTGAAATACCTGCGCATGAACGAGGTAAAAGGCCGTTTCTCAGTGGTTATAGATGATAGCTACGAGGAACTGGTGGAACGCCTGAGCAGACCAAAATCAGCCAAGTTCGTTATCGTTGACTCGTTTCAGTATAGCGGTTGGAGCTATGAGCAGGCCAAGAATCTGGTTGACAGTTTCCCCAAGAAAGGCTTCGTCTTCGTTAGCCAGGAACATAAGGGTCAGCCTCTGGGTAGGGCAGCCATCAGACTTCGCTACATGGCCGACATGAAGATAAGAGTGGCTGGATATAAGGCTTATTGCCAAGGTCGAGCAGCTGGCGAGCCTGGTAGCTTTTTTACGGTATGGGAAGAAGGCGTATTAATGACATCAAATAACTTATAGTTATGAAAAAACAGATAGTTTTACTGGAGGTCCCGGAAGTGATCCTGGAGGATATGCCGGAGAGATTTGCGGTGGATGGTTTTACCTGCACTGAGTGTAATGGCGCAGGGGAAGTCTGGAGACAGGACTGCGACGATCCGGACGGATGGCCCGACGGCTGGGTGAAGAAACCCTGTCCCGTGTGTGGTGGAAGCGGCAAGATTATGGCGGAGGTAACAGTAAACTGGAAAAAACAGGAGGATTAACGATGAAAAAGAAAGTATATATCAGCGGGAAGATTGGCGAGGAGGTCTTATCGGAGGCTACCCGCAGGAAGTTCGCCGACGCGGAGGCGTATCTGAGAGGGCTGAACTTGGACGTGTTCAACCCTACGACCAGCGGCCTTGGAACACTGGCTGACCAGCTGGCAAAGGAGCGTGGCACGGACTTCTATACGGAGATCATGAAACTCGACATCGAACAGTTGCATGGATGCGAGGCCATCTATATGCTGAGGGACTGGCAGGACAGCCCAGGAGCTATCAGGGAGCATGCCGAGGCATTACGTCTGGGGATATGTATATTCTACGATTCGATAGAAAGGAGCACGCTATGACACAGGAAGTAACGAATTTCGGACGATTCTACGCTACGTTTAACAAGATTCCGTATAGTGGCGACCGCGAAGACTTAAAAAAGGAAATGGTGGAGAAAGTGACGCTGGGCAGAACTGGCAGCCTGCGTGAGGTGACAAAGCGCGAGTACCAGGATCTGTGCGAAGGCCTCGAAAAGATATACCCTGCCAACCGCATCAAGGAACTGGCCCGTGAGGAACTGAGACGGCAGCGCAGCATCTGCCTGAGGCTGATGCAGAAGCTGGGCATCGACACCACCGACTGGAACCGTATCAATGCCTTCTGCCAGGACGGGCGTATCGCCGGTAAACAGTTCCGCGACATCACCAGTGAGGAGCTGGAGCAACTTACCAAGAAACTGCGCAGCATAGAGCGCAAGGGCGGACTCAGAAGCCTCGACGAAGGCCCCAAAGCGAAGATCGTAAATATAAACTAATGTGTAACACTTTGAATAATTACAATTATGTCAGAAATCAATGTTAAGAATCTGACCGCCGAACAAAAGGCGGCGTTGTTGGCAGAGCTCCAGGCAGATGCCAGCAATGACAGGATCCAGAAGCGTGAAGCCTACGAGGCCCTGCGCTCACAGTTTATCCATGAGGTCCAGGATAAGGTCACGCAACTTGTGGCCGACGTTAAAGGTTTCCACTCCTGGATTGAGAAAGAGACCAAAGCTTTCAGCGAGACGATGAAAGAGTACGGCCAGGTGAAGAGTTCTGAGCAAATGAACTTCACTATCACCGATGGCAATTTCAAACTCGAGGTGAAAGCGTCGAAAGTGAAAGCCTTTGACGAACGTGCAGACTTGGCCGCTGAGCGACTGATTGACTACTTGAAGCGCTACATGCAGCAGAGTGAGAAAGGTGCCGATGATCCGATGTATCAGATGGCCATGGCCCTGTTGGAGCGTAACAAGATGGGTGACCTGGATTATAAGAGTATCTCCAAACTCTATGAGTTGGAAGATAAGTTTGATCAGGAATATGCCGACATCATGACCCTCTTCAAAGAGAGTAACCAGGTGCAGAAGACCGCTATCAACTACTATTTCAGTGAGCGTGGCGAGGATGGTATCTGGCGCCGTGTGGAACCAAGTTTTTGCAGAATGTAATTGGGAGGTGTATGATTAAGAAAGTGAAAAAAAGCCCAAAAGTAACCCTGTGCCGTGAATGTGGTGGCACAGGGTACATTCTTGGAAAGGATGGCCACCAGAAGACTTGCCGTCAATGCGAAGGCAGTGGACGGTGTGTCGTAAGTTGCGAGATGCAGGTAAATATCGAGCCTTATAAGCCGAAGATAAACGATATTCAATAGAAACAGGAATGAAGAAAAGACAGGTACGTCGTGGGGTGTCCTACCAAAAGCGTGTAGAGGATATCAACCGGATATATGACCAACACCGGCGGAGTGGTCTGACAAATGCAGAGATATGGCGGAGGTATATATACCCCCGCTTTGGCATTTCACAGCGTACCTTGTATAATATCCTTAGTGCGCCAGCAAAAGAAAGCTCACAGGTGCCAAAGGAGATGTGGCTTTTCTTAGATTTTGAGGATTAGGACTATGGCAATGGCAGACCTGAGCACGATAATCAAGCACGTACTCGACGATATCCGCGTAGAGTACAAGGATGAGTTTGACCAGAACTTTACCCGCCAGGCGTTCTTTAGTAGGGCTTGGCAACGGAGACGTAGCCCGCTGCGCCCTGGTGGTGCCATTCTGATTGACACTGGTGCTCTACGCCGTAGCCTCGACGTAAAGACTGCAGCCAACGCCATTGAGTTCTGCTACAGCAAGGAATATGCGGCCATACATAACGAAGGCGGTATCATTAAAGTGACCGCCAGAATGAAAGCTTTCTTTTGGCATAAGTACTACAATGCCGCAGGCGCACTGGCCTTCAGTCGCAGAAAGGACGGTTCTCTTAGACAGGACAAGGGGACCAGACAGATTTCTTCAGAAGCCGAGTTCTGGAAATTCCTTGCCCTTAAGAAAGTCGGTAGTGAAATCAAAATCCCGCGTCGCCAGTTCGTTGGCTATAGTCCCATTGTTGAGCAGACTGTCAGACAGATTATCGAGAATAGCCTTGGAGAATATTTTAATAACGTAGATATCTTAATGAAATGAGAAAAGAACTTTATAAGGTAATCGCCACCCGACTGCTTCAGATAGCAGCAGACGGCAGCATCATTGACCCTGAGGCTGAGGAACAGCCCGAGAAACTGATTAAGCATGTGGACCTGTGGAACCATAACGTGGAGTTTCTGGATCAGGAACAGCCCTGGGAACGCCCTGCTGTTTTCGTGGAGTTTACGCCCATTGTCTGGGAACCTGTGAAGCCGGGGCGTGAGTATCGTAGCAAGCCAGTTGTAAACCTGCACATCGTAACCGATTGGGAGGGTGACGCCTCAGCAGCTTCGGAACTGCAAGAAGAGGCATTGAAGGTGCTGGACTATTCAGGTATCATCCATAAGGCTTTGCAAGGGCTGGATGGTGAACACTTCGGGCGGTTTGACTTGGTTGAAACACACACGAACCACAACCACGAAGACATTGTAGAGTCGATTGAGGTTTATAAGTGTGTTGCAACGCGCACTTTGACCTAATTTGTGAAGAAAAAGATAAAAAATCCGCTACTTTGTTTGGAAGTTGCGGATTTTTTTGTATTTTTGCGGCATGAACATACCAAATGTAGTAGAAAAAGCTGCCAGCCATTTGACGAAACAGTTTGATTGTGGTGTCAGGTGCATGGGTAAATATAAGGGGAAAGAAGCCTATATTGCCAATCTCCCCGATGATGTTACTATTGGCTTTCCTGAAGTCTATCTTTATAAAGACGGTAAGGTTGAAGTCGTAGGTGTACCACTCTCATTTGATATTATTGACGCCTTTGTCGAAGATGTCAACGAACTTGATGTCGAATAGTTTGTTGTCAACCCTCATTACACCCCTACAATCATGGGATTTAGCGGCACCTTGTTTACAAAGAAAGTCAAAGTCGTCCCATTCGCATCCTGATTCAGAATTATCGCGCTGTGGCTCTATTCTGACCAATTTACCATCTGCTGTGCGCTCTAATATGGTGGCATGACCACTACCACGTTTCCAACCGATAGAGACTTCATAGATACCTACCTCTTTGCATGACTCTTCAAAGAACTGTTTGTATCTCTTTGGTGTCATCTGCAAATAGTTATTCTTTTTAAGCCAGTCGTTTATTCTGATATGGGTGGCCTGGGTACCATCCTGATTTTTCCAAACTTCCCAACAATTGAAACCACGGCTTAGATATTCAAGTTGGGAACCTTTTGTATTCTCTTTAGCTGTTACATCAAGACCTGATCTGCGTAATACGTACGCAGGGGCGCAGGTCTGGCAGTTAATTCCGTAGCCTTTTGACTTGCCGAATTTCGGGTTGGCGCTCTGTTTGTCCGCCTTTTCTATGCTCATAGGTTTACCAGCTGATGTTTTCAATGTCTTTTCTATCTCATAGATATTACCCGCCTTGACCCTCTTTTCCTCAGCTGTCAGGTTTCCGTCTAGCTGTTTCCTGATTGCCTCAATACGTTTTGCCTTGATTTCCTCCTCTGCTATTTCCTTAATCTTTTCCTTATCCTCTTTCGGTGTCTTATAGTAAGGATGCTTGGGCGGAAATATGTCGAGCGTCTTGCCACTGTTGAAACGGAACATCATCTTTTTAGGGCTATCTGTAGATAGGTTTCCGAGCTGCATGGCTTTTCCTGGGTCTGACTCTGGATATTTACCTTTGAGTACTTGCACTGCAGTGCACCGGCAATTCCAGTCATTGGGAGGGTAATAATAATTCCAGAATGGATCAGTGGTGGGTAATGTGATTCCGTCCAGAACTGCGTGCTCAGGTCTTACCCTTCCGTCGTTCGCCGTTCTATATTGGAGATCATATCTGTCACCGTCCTGCTCAATCTTCTGCCATTGTGCTGCCATCATAGAAGAACCTACAGCATGGTTATATTCTGCCCTAAGGTAGTTCCTGTTATATCTTTCATCTACGATTCTAACGTCTTTTAAAAAGCGTTCAAATGGCTTTACGTTGCCAGCGTCATCCGTTATGGAGAGCCCGACTTCGCGGAGCATGTGATAAGTCTTGAATCCAGAGAATACAAAGGCGTTGTTCTCGAGGGCATAACGGACTACTGGAGATACCTTGTAACCTGCGTGCTCACTCTCCTTTAAACCTTTTTCTATAGCATTTTTGAAATGCTCGAATGTTGCCCCAGTGATTCCTCTTGCTTCGGTTTCTGACATCATATCGACATTGAATGATCCTGCGTCATAAACCCTTTTGGCCGCAGAGTTTAGGGCATTGCTAAGGATCGACTCATCAACCTCGTCCTGAGCCAACTGTAAGGATGCGCCATCATACAATGAAGCCACTGCGTTGTTAAACGCCGCATAGGCCAAGCGTAGCCCCCGGGAATAAAGGGGGCTTAACCGAAAAAATCAAAGCGGTGGGCGTTCTTTGTTTTACCCGCCGCTGACGCAGTGTCGCCTTGGTTATTGTCGATTTGATATGGCGAACGTCTTTCGCCCAATGGTACTCCATATTCGTCCTCGAAGTAAGAGCCATCCACCTCGAAGTTCTCGAGTAGCATTCGCTGGAAGGCAATTCTCTGCTCTGGCGTGTAGTCGATAGGGTAATCCCAATCGAAGGTCAGGTCCTTAACGGGGAAACCGAATTTGACCATACGGGGCAGCAGCTGCCCGTTGATGATGTCACGCAGTTTGTCGGCATCTTCCTCGATCAAGTTCTGGAATATCTGGAGGTGGGTCTGGGACTGACTGAGTGAGGATCCGTCCTCGATGGTCATAGTCTGTAGGATTACAAGTTTGGAGAGCTCTGAGTTTGCCCGGTCAATACGTTTGTCGAATACGTTGTAGGCATCGCCCCGGGTGGTTTCCTTAATCTCGACCTCAGTACCCTCTGGGAAGATACCCCATCCGGCAGATCCCATCGTCTCCATCATTTTCTCAATCTCGTCAATGTCCTTATCGTTGTGGCTGGTAGACTTAGCCACGCGGAAAGGGATTCCGAACATTTCCCCAAACTGGTCCCAGAAGGCGAAAGTGTTCTTTTTGGGGATGGTCTGGAGAGCCGCTTTCAGGTATAGGCCGAGACTGTCCTTTCTGCCAGCCTCAATGAGCCAGTCAGAGAAAGGCGGCTGGTGGTAGTCGATGCCCGATTCCCACGTTTCGCCTGCATGGCGTACCACACGGCCCTTTTCTGGGATGACGTGCTTGCGCGGAATAAGGGTCACGCCGTCGAACATCATGACGCCAGCCGCATTGGTTTTAACCTCGCCCAACTCAATGAGAGAGTGCCCCCATGCGTTGGCATCGAGGCAGTGGTCCATGAGGTCCTTGAACCAGGTATTATCGAAGATCTTCTTTGCCTCTTCGTCATCGGATCCGTCAGGCTTGGTCAGTTTGAACGAACGGGCCTTCACAAACCCCTTGCGCTGTGAGAGGCAGCCTGTCAGATGCAAGTCTGCATCCACGTCACGGTATATGTCATATAGGCGGTTACGGTTTGGGAAATTCACGTCAATGGCCATCTGCCATGCAGCCCTCCAGTCGCCCAGATCCTTCCGGGTGAGCGCGTCGGAAGTCTGCATCAGTTCAACTATGAGTTTCTGCGCATTCTTGCGATCCTGTGGGTTTGCCAGGTTAATATTCCCAAACTTGGTGTGCCAGACGCGCGGATTCTTGCCCGTGTGGCCTTTTTTGGTCTTAGTGCTCATAATTTACCATTCGTGTTTAAGTTTCTTGTTAGATTTGAAAATAACAGTGCCCACGGCCACGATGTCACCGTTTTCATCAACCGGCAGGGGTAAGTCAGGTACGACCTTTCCGGCCTGTACGCCTTCCAGCCACTTGATGGCCAGGTCATAGCGTTCCTTGCGGATCTCACTGCCCATCTTCTGAGGAAGGGATGCCGAGAGGTAATAAAGTGCAATGTCACAGAGATACATGACGATAAGGGGGTTTCTTTGTTCGCCCTCTGCGCTGAAAATGGCATTGACATCATATTTCGGACGCAGATAGCCAGCCATTTCCTCCTGTGCCTCTCGCTCTGCCTTACGCACTTTGTTTTCGTCAACCTGGGAGATGGCTTTGTAACCGCTCTCACCAATTACTACTTTGTAATCATCTTCTGTCAGAACCATAGCCATATTATTTAGTGGTGTACAATGCCCTTTTCTCTATGTCCTCGATACGGGTACCTTTTTTGAAATAGCGCTGACGGATCAGCCGTCGGCAGTCCTGTTTTGCGACGACCTTCAATTTGCCGTTGAGCATGAGTACCAGATATTTCATCCGCGTCAGACGACGCATGCGGTCAGCCTTGCGGACAGCCTGTTTGAATTGCCAGGCAAAGATGAGTCTCTTAATCAGTTCTATCATAATTACCAGTTGTTTTTTGGACGCCCTCGACGGCCAAGACGGGGTTTGAAAGCCTTCAGACGGACTGCCCGCTGGAAATACCAGATAGCCCCTTCGTCGGCATCAGGCGCATCATCGTGCGCTGCTGATCCGTGCTCGAGTGCCAAGGTCTGCTCGATGCCGGTATTGAAGTCCTGGTCGTTCTGTTTGTCAATGTTATAGAAAATAAAACCACGTTCCCATAACGGTGACACCGCCTCGATACGTGACACCTTTTCCGGCTTGTCACGTTTGTCGGGCAACAGTGGAAGCTGGTAGCCCCTTAGATTGCCTTCCCGTGCGAAGTCATCGAGCAAGGTGTCCTGCATGAAATTTGCCTCCATATAGAACTTGACAGCTACATTCTCAGGTAGTCGCTCAAAGAGGTCATAGAGCCAGGTGACCATTGCGCGTACCGTGTCCTGGCGCACCCAGCAGTCTATCAAATGGTACTCAGTTCCGATACGCCCCCAGAAGCGGCAAGCCTTATAGTCATTCTTGCGCGTTGACTTGAAAGAGGGGTCTGTGTAGCATATCAGCTGATCATATTTGTTTAGCGGCAGGATTTTCTTGTATTTGATCCATTCCCGTTTGAAGATGCCGCCCTCCGTGATGGGGTTGTGCATCATTTCCTTTTCCCACAGGCGATAGCCCATGAAGGTGCGCATCTGCTCGGCCTCCTGGCGCGTCCATTTCTCTTTCCAAACGGGATTGCCCGCCGTATCGACGGCTTTGATCTTGGAAAGGGTGACGCCCTCTGTCTCAGAGATATTCTGCAAGACGGAATTCCGGCTTATGAGGTTTCCGACCATGATAAAGCGGCCACGTCCGACATCAAGGGCTCCGAAGAGTGCGGACTTGACCCACTCCGTCATTTCGCGCACCCGTCGCTCATTGCGGCAGAGCTCATCATCATCAAGGTCATCGATGACGATGTAATCAGGGCGGGCCTCGCGGTTACGCAAGCCACGCGGTGACTGTCCCCGCCCCTTCGCCATGAACGCTATACCCATCTTACTGACGAACTGGCCATCCTGCCAGTCGCCTTCTGATTTCTGCGCCCCGAAATCGGCAATAAGCCTCTGGTTAAATTCCAACTCAGCCTGAATGTCACCCAGCAGCCCCTTGGCAGCATCCTCAGACTTGGAGACCACCACCATAAAATGGATTAGAGGGTGCTCCTGGAATATGAGCCATAAGGGGGTGAACACGTCGCAATGCGTGGACTTCGCATGTCCGCGCGGCCACATGTATACCGCTTTCAGATTAGGTGTTTTCTTGATATGGTTGGCGGCTGCATTATGGAAAGGGGCGTTATGTACGATGCGGGCGGGACGGCCCTGCTCATCATACTGTGTGAGGTAATGGGGGAAATAGTACTCGCAGAATTCCCCATAGTTCGTCCTGAGCCGACGAAGGCGCTGTGTACGCTCTGCGTCAGTCTCAGCAGGCCGTAGCGACGTGATTTTCTGTATTCGCTCACATTCCTCCTGCCATTTTTCCCTGGCAAGTCTCTCTTCCTGAGTCATAGGCTTAGAGTGGAGATCCTGGAGCCATCTTTTCCATCAGGAACTTGTTCTGGTACTTGTTGATGGCCTTGATAAGTTCCGGTGTGATTTCGGGATCATAGGAAGCGTTGAACTGTAGCCACTTGTTAAATGCCATGAAGACCTCGATGGCATCCACGACATTGGCTTTCTTGTCAAGTTTCTCAATGACCGCCGAGAACTTGGCCAACTTGTCTGCCAGGCCAGCGATCAATACAGGATCGTTCGAGTTGTTGACCTGGGTGATCAACGTGTCTATGGTGGTCAGCAATTTATTAACCAGCTCAGGACGTGTAACCTGGGTGGCGGCACGTTGCTCTTTCCAGCTTTCCGTTGTGCTCCATTTGGAAACAGTATTGCGTGACACCTCCAATTTGTCTGCAATCTCGTTCTGATCCATTCCGGCGAGATACAGGGAACGGGCAACGGATTTTTTTCTTTCAATTTCTGCTTTTGTCATACATTATATATAATAAGAGTTTAAAGGATGCATGAGTCTTTGCGGCAGCATGCCCCTGAGTATATTTTTTGCAAAATTGCAAAAAATAGTGCAATCGTAAAAATAATGCTGCAACCGTTGCATTAAAGGCTGCAACCGTTGCAGCATTATTTGCAGAAGCAATGGAAAAAGACTAAGTTTGCACCAAAATTTCTATACAATGGCAAGAGTTAGAATATCAAACAGCAGCTTAAACAGCTACGGAACAAGGGTACTGACGGAAGGGCTTGACATTAGCCAGTACGAGAAGAACCCTGTACTGCTCTATATGCACCAGCGGGGTAAGGTGATTGGCTATGTCACGGACATCAAGCGCGAGGGTGACGACCTGACCGGCGAACTCGTATTTGACGAGGTGACCGACCTCAGCAAGCAATGTAAGGCACAGTTTGAGAAAGGCAGCCTCCGGATGGTAAGTATGGGGGCCGACATTCTGGAACTGAGCGAAGCTCCTGAGCATATCGTCCAGGGCCAGACGCGCCCGACAGTCAGCAGGAGTAAACTGCGTGAGGTCAGCGTGGTAGACATCGGCAGTAATGACGACGCCCTCCGTCTCACCTATGAGGGGAAGACCCTTGAACTTGGCGCCGGTCTGGAGTGCGGGCTTCCGGCATTAAAGGAAACGACTGATGCGGCTAAGCCGCTAACTAAAGAGAAAAAAAATATGGAATTAAAAGACATTGCGCTTAAGCTGGGTCTGGCAGAAACAGCGAGCGAAGCGGACGTGACCGCAAAAATCACAGAGTTGACGGGTCAACAGAATCAGGAGGTAAACCTGGCCGCCCAGATTAAGATCCTGAAGGAAGAGAACGATGGCCTTAAGTTGGCAGCCATTGAGCAGCTGGTGGACGGTGCCATTGCCGATAAAAAGGTGAGTGCCGACAAGAAGAACCATTTTGTCGAACTCGGCAAGAAGGTAGGCAGTGAGGAACTGAAAGCCCTCTTTGCTGAAATGCAGCCCGCCGTGAAACTCTCAACGGTCATCGGTAATGAAGGCGGTGGTCAGGATATGGGCCAGCACGCCGACGCCAAGAAACTGAGCGACCTGACCCCTGAGCAGCGCGTGGAGTTGAAGGCCAGTGACATCAAGGAGTATCGTTCACTCTATCAGGCCGAGTATGGCGTGGAGTGCCCGGTGTAAACGTATAACCCATTTAAAACCAATTCAAGCAAAATGAAAAAGCTCTTATCATCGATGCTGCCTGCCATTGCCTTCAATGCTTTGGTGGGCATGATGTTTGCCCCTTTGCTGGGCGTTAGTGCCGCCTATGGTGCCGTTGGCGCCAATATCGTGGCGGCAGGTATCGGACAGATGGCACAGACTGGCGCACTGCGCGAGGGTGTGCTTGTTGAGATCTGGACCGGTGAAATGATCAAGCGTCTGCGCGCAGGCCTGGAAGCAACCTGGCTGGAGGGCATCCCCGACAACAGCGCCGTCGTCAATGCAGACTGCATCCACTTGGTAGACGTCGGCATTGATCCTGACGTATTGATTAACAACACGACGTACCCGATTGACTTACAGAATCTTGATGACGTAGACAAGACCATCAGCCTCGACAAGTTCCAGACGAAAGTCACTCCTATCACCGATGACGAACTGCATGCCATCAGCTATGACAAGATGGGCCGTGTTGAGGAAAGTCACCGTAATGCGTTGAAGGATGCTGAGTTTCTGAAAGCCGCTCATGCCATGTGTCCTACCAAGAACACGGCATCGACGCCGGTGCTGGTAACAACCGGACAGGATGACGGTACGGGTCGTAAGATGATGACCCCTGCTGACATCGTGCGTCTGAAGGCCGCCCTTGACAAAGCGAAGGTGCCGATGGAGGGCCGCCGCCTGGTGCTCTGCCCCGAGCATGTCAATGACCTGCTTATGCTCGATCAGAAGTTTGCCAACCAGTTCTACAACTACGAGAGCGGCAAGCCTGTGAATGCCTACGGCTTCGAGATCTACCAGTTCGCCAACAACCCATACTACGGGTCCAACGGCCAGAAGAAGGCCGTTGGTGCTGAGATTACCGCCACCGACCGCCAGGCGTCGTTTGCATTCTGGAAGGGCCGTGTGTTCAAGGCATCAGGCAGTCTTAAGATGTACTACCGTGACGCCCAGACCAACCCGCAGTACCAGCGTAACGAGATCAACTTCCGCCACTACTTCATTGCCCTGCCTAAGAAGGAGGATGCCAATGTCGCCATCTACAGCGGAACGGCAGACAACGGCGAGTCATCCCAGACACAGGGCGAGACTCCCGAGATATACAACTTCGAGAGTTACAATCCTGCCGACCACACCGAGAAGTGGGGCGAGGGCAAGGTTGCCGTGCTGTCGCAGTCAGAGGGTAAGACCAAGGTGATTGTCCTGGAGAACTCTGTCGAGGGCTTCGCAGGCCGCATGTTCGTGATTGACGCCGTAACCCCCGAGCCAGACACGTTCTACGCTCTGAAGACTACTGGTGGTACCAATGCTGGCATCGATGTGAAGATCATTCTTTCAGATAACGAAGAAATTCAGGAGGGCTGAATATGAAGGTAAAGGTAATTAAGAAGTTCCGTGATAAGATTGATCACGTGACGGAGTATGCGAAAGGTACCATCCTGGAAGTGCAGGATGAGGAACGTGCCAAGTCACTTATCGACCGTGGGCTCGCCAAGGAGTTCAAGGGCAACCAGAAGGCCGCCGTCATTCTTAAGGCGCAGGCTGAAGAACCCGCAAGTGAAGGTGCGGAAGCTGCTGACGGTGACGGTTCTGACGAATAATCCCGAGTCCTCATGGCTAAACTCAAATATCTCGTCATCCACTGCACCGCCACCCCTGAGGGACGCGAGGTGTCCAGTGCCGATATCCAGCACTGGCACTGCGCCCCGAAGCCGAAAGGCAACGGATGGAAGCAGGTAGGCTATACCGACATGTTCCACTTGGACGGGAAGCGCGAGCGCCTCGTGAACAACAACGAGGACGCAGAGGTGGATCTATGGGAGGTGACCAATGGCGCCAAGGGTTACAACAGCGTGAGCCGACACATCGTGTATGTGGGAGGCTGCGACAAGAACCTAGAACCCAAGGACACCCGTACGGAAGCCCAGAAGAAGGCCATGGAGGAGTATGTGAAGGACTTCCACCGCAAGCACCCGAGCGTGAGGATCATAGGTCATCGGCAGTTGAACGCGTCGAAATCCTGCCCTTCATTCTCGGTGCCCAGGTGGTTGCAGCAGATAGGCATCAAACAATAATCATCGGATATGGATCTCAGCGAAATACTCAACCTGATTCTCGGTGGCAGCCTCATGACCGCCATCATAGCCATCGTGACGATCCGTAGCGCCATGAAGAAAGCCCGTGGAGAGGCGGAGAGGGCTCTTGCGGAGGCCGACACGGTGAATCTCACGAACACTGAGCAGGCCACCCGGATATTGATGCAGAATATCGTTAAACCTCTTAAAGAAGAATTAGATGCGACAAGAAGGGACCTTAACGCGACCAAGCGTGAGATCTCACGCTTCCGTAAAGCCGTCGAGGCGATACCGCTATGTCCTTATCATGCTGGCTGCCCTGTGCTTGGGGAGCTGCAAGACGACACGACAGTTAGTCATCCCGGCAAGAGTGGACAGTCTCAGGGCCTCGTCGGCGATCATCATCAAGCAGACAAGCGCCGTAGAGCCCCCACGCCTGGAGCCTCCGTCGGAGCTATCCATCACGTCGGCGCAGATCGACTCCCTGCCATCGGGTGCGGAGTTCAGCACCGGGACAGATCAGGCGAGAGCCTCGTTGAGGAAACAGCCGGACGGGAGCCTGACGCTGAGCGCCCAGGGTATAGTGCCGGCGAAGGTGACTACAGACACGAGGATGGAAGCTGAATCGGAAGCCACCGCGGATGACTACAAGCCCCCCGAGGTACGTTCAGACAACGATAAGAAAGCGTTCGAATGGTGGCCTGACGGCATGATCATAGGCAGCATCGTGTTTGCCGTACTCTCAATCTGTTGCCTGCTTTGGGCAACCAGGAAATAGAATCAAGAACAATCAAATAAAAGAAACGATATGGGAAATTACAGAGATGGTACAGATTTGATTCTGTCAATAGCCAATCACGCCCTCGGGCATTCCACGGAGTGTAAGATCTCCTACAAGGCCGAGACTGGCACACGTAAGACCAAAGAACAAGCCGCAGGAAAGTGGAGTGAGAAGTATGTGAAGAGTCTTGGTTGCACTGTGACCGCAAGTGGTTTCGTGCATGAGGATGATGACAATAACAGTATCGACGCTCTCCGCGCCGCTTTCAAGAACGCGACGCCAGTTGATGCCTCTTGGGGCTATCGTGGCAGTCAGGCGACTGACGGCGGTAAGTTCGTTATTACATCACTCGACCATGAGGGCAAGGCTGGTGATGATGAGACCTATTCGATCACGTTAGAGAACTCAGGCGCGGTAACAGCACCTACAGGCGTTGCGGAGGGATGATGGTATGAAGAATGTGTCAATGAGTATTAAGACTTCTGACGGCAAATCATACCCCTGCCGCATAACGTTGGGCGCTATGCGCCGCTATAAGCGTGAGACGGGCAAGGATGCTGACAGCATCGTAGGAGCGTCAGACTTGGCCGTGTTTATCTGGTGTTGTTGCGTTTCAACCTGCAATGCTGACGGCATAGAGTTCGGCGTGTCACTGGATGATTTCTGTGACCGCCTGGATATGTCGGCAGCCGAGGCTTTCTCAAAGGCCATCACGCCTGACGAAAAAAAAACGATAAAGTAAGCGAGCGAGTCAGTGTTGACGAGCTCTTAGGTATTGCGGTGGGGCGCATGGGGATGAGCCTTCCAGACTTTGACCAATGCACCCCACTTGAATTTGAGATGATCTTTGAAATGTGGCATGAATCCCAGGAAGTCGCCTTCAGGACGAGCTGGGAACAAACCCGGCAACTGGCCGTCTGCGTACTCCAGCCTTACGCCTCGAAGACGCTGAAGCCCCGCGACGTGATGGAATTTAGTTGGGATCAGCCGGATTCCAAGGGGCAGACACACAAGAAAAAGACCAACGCGGAAAGGGAGGCCGAGAAAAAGCATTTTGAGGAAGTGAAAAAGGCAAGGGGATTGAGTTAACGGTGCTGGCAAGACTTACGTTTCCCGCTGTTATGAGGATTCTGTAAAGCGCAGAACACAATAAACGAGATGCCTACCAAGACTCCCCAGAAAAACATGGCATGATATCTCCCCATGAAATAGCTAAATGCCATTCCAATAAGGCTGACAGGCAACAGAACCAGCGCCACAGATAAGATTCTTTCTTTCAGTTTCATAAATAAGCACCTGTTTTCGGTGCAAATATAGTAAAAAAATGGCAAACCAGGTAACTTTTCAGATAAAAATTGAGACTGTTGGCGGCGAAAACGTGAAAAATATCACGATGGACGCCGAGGAACTGGGCCGTGTGGTGAAGGAAGTCACCGATGAGCAGGAAAAACTAAATACCAAGCTGCTCGACATCAACCAGGCACAACAGGCCATTCAGAACGTCACCTCAGGTATCAGTCAGATAGCCTCTGAGGTGTCGAAATATACGGCTGCCTATTCCGCCCAGGAGACAGTTGAAAGGAAAGTTGCCCAGGTGATGCGGAACACGATGGATGCCTCAGAGGCAGAAATCGAAAGCATCAAGAAACTTTGCGCGGCCCAGCAGGAACTCGGCGTCATCGGCGACGAGGTGCAGATGGCGGGTGCCCAGGAGCTGGCCACCTATCTCGAGAAGAAATCCAGTCTCGAGAAACTTATCCCCGTCATGAACGATATGCTTGCCCAGCAATACGGGCTGGAGGCAAGCCAGGAGAGCGCCGCCACCATTGCCACGATGCTCGGCAAGGTGATGGAGGGTCAGACCCAGGCATTGAGCCGCTACGGCTACTCTTTTGATGAGACACAGGAAAAGATATTGAAATTCGGCACGGAGGAAGAGCGTGCGGCGGTCTTGGCAGAAGTTGTCAGCCAGAGCGTCGGCGGCATGAATCAGTCTCTTGCCCAGATGGATTCCGGAAAGGCCAAGCAGATGGCGAATACCATTGGTGATATCAAGGAATCGATAGGTTCTTGCATGGTCAGGATCGCTCCGTTCACATCTTCACTCGCCGAGATAGGTATGGCGACTCAGGGCATTATGAGCGTATACCAGGGCGTGAAGGGTCTGACTGTCGGTATTACCTCGCTGACCATTGTACAGCGTGGATATAATATCGTCTCTGTCACCACAACAGCCATTGTGCGCACACTGGCCACGGTCATGCGTGGCGGGACTGTGGCAGCCACGACGCTAAAGGTTGCCATCCGTGGGCTTATGATAGCGAGTGGCGTCGGCCTTGCCATTACCGCCCTGACATGGGCCATAGAGAAGTTTGCTGCATCAAGCGACAAAGCAACCGATTCGGCAGAGGATTTCGCAGATGCCCAGAGCGAAGAGGCGGCACAGTTGCAGCAGACACGGGCAGCCCTTGAAATCAACATAGCCAAACTAAAGGATTTCCACGGCTCAAAGGAGCAGGAAAAGAAAGTCGTGGAAGAAATGAACAATACATACGGCGACACCATGGGCTATTTCTCCAGTGTGGCAGAATGGTATAATGCCCTTATCAAGAACAGTGACGCCTATTGTCGCCAGATGGTCATTGAAGCCAGGACCAGGATGCTGGCCAACCAGATTGCTGAGAAGGAGCAGAAAATGCACGATCTCAGATATGACGAAACAGGCAAGGCCAGACAATACAGCAAGCAGCGTGAAAAGAAGACCGTTGCCCACGTCGAGGACACCGGCCTCTATGGTGAGGGGAATGTGACTTATGAAAGGATCGAGGTTGAAGGAACGAGCGACCTCGAGAAAGCAACCGCCGCATACAGAGAGGAACAGAAGGCCGTCGCGGGCTTGCAGAAACAGTTGAAGGGGCTTGTTAATGAAGCCTCAAATATTAAGATGCCTGTCCTTGGCGCATCCGTTCGCCCTACAGGCGGAACCGGCGGCAAGAGCGGCTCCACTTCCGCGAGCGGTGATGACAAAAAGACACCGGCTGCCGAAGGTAGCATCAACCGATACAAGGAACTGCTGGCAGATCTCCGCAAGCAGATTGAGGAAACCGGGGATGCTGACCTGGCCACTAATTTGCAGAAACAGTATGAAGCCCTTGAAGCAGAGTTCAAGGCCCATAAGATAAAGATAGGGCTTGAAAAGCCGGAACCCCAAGAGACCAAGACCTATATGGACTCTCTCAGGGAGCAGCTGGCGGCAGCCCAGAAGAGTTTCGACAATGCCACCACCGTAGAGGCAAGGGTGGAAGCCATTTCCAAGGCTGACGAGATACAGGCAAAAATCAATGAGGCCACCCGCGGCAGGGTGGCAATCCAGGCAGAGGCCGAAGTAAGCTATGTCACTCAGGGAAGTGATGCCGACAAACGCCAAAGCTACAGCAACGCCCAGCAGAAGGTTTCCCGCATCCAGCAGGACTTTGAAATTGGTATAATTGGTAAGGAAGAAGCAGAAGCCGGTATTTCCGAAATAAACAACAAACTTAAAGGGCTGGGGCTAAAACCTTTTGAGATAGAGTTTAGAGCTAAGGGCATTGAATCTGTCGGAAAGTCCTTAAATAAAGCATACGGAAATATTAAGGATATAGGGAATGGCGTAAGGAATTTTACCAATACATTAAAGAATAATGGCAGTGCCTGGGACTTTGTTACAGGGGCAATAGATAGTGCTATACAAATATATTCGGGGTTAGATCCGATAATTAAGATGGTCACGGCTACAAGTTCTGCTGCAACAGCGGCAGAAGTAAGTAATAGTGCGCAAAAAAGTGCTGCAAACACAACAGAAGCCACAACGAGCACCATGGCTGCTGCGGGAAATGTATTCAAGGCACATTCAAGCATCCCATTCGCAGGCATTGGAATAGCTGCTGGTGCGGTTGCGGCGATGATTGCCATAATGTCGAGTTTGCCTAAGTTTGCCGCTGGTGCTGTAGCTTACGGCCCCACGCTCGGATTATTCGGTGAGTATGCCAATGCCTCTACGAACCCCGAAATTGTCGCTCCGCTTGACAGGTTGCGCAGTATCTTGGGCGTTGATGGTGGCTCTAGTGAAAAGGTTAAGATCCAGCTTAAGGTTAGAGGGCGTGATCTCGTAGGAGTGTCAAACAAGCGAACCAGATTATTGAAGCGATCATGATGTACGATATATACACAGGTGATTTTGTAAGCCGTGACGATATTCGGTGGACGGTGACCATCCAAGAAGATTTGGAGGTCGCCCCAGAATCCGTGGGAGTACTCGACTTCTCGGATGAGGAGCCGCTTCTCATAGAGTGGACTGAGACATCGAAAGAGAATGTTATCTGTGGTAGCGTGGCTACACTGAAGATTATCAGCCAGGGAGACCGCACCTATGCGGATCTGTATACCATCAAGGCGGGATATATCGGCATTCGGATCGATCGTGAAGGTTTGCTTTATTGGATGGGCACGCTTGATCCAGAGTTCTATGAGGAACCTTACACGGATAATGAGGATTATGAAGTGGAGCTCACTTTCAGCGACTTCGGTATCTTTGAACGCCTGCGATACAATCTTGTTGGTATGCAGACTTTGGAGACTATCCTTTCCGACGCTCTGAGCCGTGCCCGGATTAATGAGTCAATAAACCAGGATTGGATCAGTACACGGCTCACGCTAAACGACGGGAATATGGCCCTTGCGGACCTGTCTGTACGTAGCGAGAACTTCACCGATGAAGACGGGGAGGTTTGTAATATGAAGGAAGTCGTTGAAGGTATCCTGCAACCCCTTGGCTTGCGCATGACGCAGCGTAACGGCAAAGTCTTCGTGTATGACCTCAACGGTATATTCCATCGCGCAGAGACAGAGAAAATAGAATGGCACGACGATGACCAGATGATGGGGGTTGATAAAGTAGCCAACAACGCAACTGTCACCTTTTCGCCATATTCTTCTTCAGAGTTACTGAAAGGAGAGATTGAGTTTGGCGGGGACTACTCCGTTGAGGAAGTGAACCGAGGCAACGCCCCAGGCGCGAACAACTATTCGTACTATCCCGATTATAGCAAAGACCATGTGCAAGGCGACCGCTGGGATTACAACCTGATTAGTTTTACGATCTTCCTCAGCGACAAAGGCCAGGGGCTGGCGTATCTGGATCCAGCCGCCAGGTATTTCCATATTCTCCCTGTCGTGAGCGGCCCTTCTGAGTGTGACGGTGTTGCATGGGGATTCTATTCAGGCGGGCATGGATCAATAGACGAGTATCACCATTGGCCGAAACAGATACTTAACCCTATCGGTAAGATTGCCAACAGGGTACTGATGCGCACTAACCGTGTATATCTGCCCAAGCTCTCTGAAAACGAAAGGGATAATTACTATGTGAGACTATCCCTTGAAATGCTACTCGACCCTCGTTATAATCCGTTTTCATCATCTGATGACGATAATGAGGAAGATAACTACAACCATACTAAGGCATGGACTGGATGGGCATTTGTTCCAGTTGCTGTCACCGTCTACGATGAGTATGATGCCGCCCTTTGTCATTACGTGAATGGCATGATAGCCAGAAGTGCCGCTGTTGGACATCTGGGATACGCCAGAGGATATTGGGCATCTGGGGCTGGTCAATTCGGTGATGCTTTTCTTGAATATTATAATGCCGATGACTTGAAAGAAGACACCGGAATCATGGGATGGAAGGCCAACCGCCATTGTATTGGCAGGCCCGATCATGAGTCACGCGCTGGCAGCGGATATGAAATAACCGTACCTATCATATCCTTTGGGCGCCCTGTCATATATGACAGCTTCAAGCAGATGGAAGACGGGGAATACATGCCATATCCCGATGAAGGCGGTTATCTTGAGGTAACTATTTTTGCGGGTGCGAACTGTTATGACTATGGGGAAAGTACTGGTTTCGACACAACCCGGCAATGGGACAGGAAAAACTGGTACGAGAAAATGCGGTGGCTGCTTTATAAGGCCCCCAAAGTGGAGCTTGTAAGAAATAACCTGAAATTTGATTCTGAGCAACTGGATGATGTGGAGTATAGCGGATACATCAATAAGGATGCCAAAGAGGAGATTTCCATAGACACGATCTGTGGGACAATTGCCAAGTCCGCACCAACGGCGCGGGGAACATATTTCCGAACTTCGGATTACGCCCAGGTAACGGCACTGACACGGGAAGGTCGTACAAACCCAGTGGAGAAACTGCTGATAGGCACCCTTTACAGCCAGTTCGCCGAGCGGCATACCAGACTTAGCGGTACGGCGTTCTTGCTGGATGGGGATTTGAAACTTTATACGGACGGGGTACAAGGACAGAAGAAATTCCTTGCGCTATCTGACATCCAGGACACCGACGCGGGAACCAGCGAAGCGGTCATCGTCGAATTGAGCCCAGACGAATACGAGGCCATTGAATATAAAGACGTACAAGAACAATGAAGCATTACATATCAAACGAAAGGAACCTGAGTCCACGACCACGTTCGAAGCGGCGCGGTGGGGCAACGGGAGGCAATGGGAGCAGCACGACAGTCTTCCAGCAGGGAGAAGGTTTGTTCCTTTCCAGGCTCCATAGGGATACGGCTGCTGGCCAGATTACGTTTGAACAGGGTTTAAGAACCCTTGCGGCCCTATATTTAGGAATGTACGAATATGGGGTTAAAGGTGGAAAACTCACCCCGGAAGGCCGTGCGGAACTTGAGGATCTGTGGGTACGTTCCTTTGCCAAGATTGGCGACGGCACCAGTCATCAGGACGAGGAAGGAAATGACGTGCCAACGTTGCAAGTAAAAGGCGACTCTACGTTTTCCGACACGCTGTCGTCGCCAGATTTTATCAGCAACTTCATCGGAGGCCTTGGTTGGGCCATCCAGAAAAAGGAATTTGAGAACGCCGCCGGCGAGACAGAATATAAATATATCCTGGAGTGCGACGGCGCCAACATCCGTGAGTCGCTGAGGGTGTACTCGCTCATTGCCAGTCAGCTCTTAGGCGAGAACGACAACCGCATCTACACCGCCATGATGGAAGTAGACCACTACGACCCAGAAACGGGTAAGGTGTGGCTCTCAACGAATTGCGGCAAGTTGTACAACACGCTACGCACGGGCGACTATATCATGGTGCAGCAGTATCAGCCCGCTGGCGACGTGGCCAGCGGTGGCACGGGCTACATGACCAAGCACTACGAGTTGATTGTTAGTGAGGCCGGTACTGGCGGGGCTACGGACGAGAACGGCGACCGGCTGGACTGGGTGACCTTCAGCGACTTCACACCCGGGGAGGAATTCGATGGCACAGCCGAGGAGCTGATTACCAAGGGCGACACGTTCTGTCGTGTGGACTCGCTGACCGACGCCGAACGTAAGGGTATCATCCAGATGATCACGGTTGGCGCCAACGCCCCATACATGGATATCCTCTATGGACTGAAGACCGACCCGAGCCATGCGCTGAAAGGCCGTCTGGGCAACCTGGAGGGCGTGCGCACAACCGACTTCGGCCAGCTGCAGGGTTTCGGTATGTATACCAACAACATCTATGCCACCGGTCAGTTTCGCAATGCCCAGACGGGTGAATCGCTGTCGGCCAAGATTGCTACGACCAGAGAAATCAACGCCTCTACATATTGCGAGACGACATACGACATCAATGAAGACGACAATCACGTGGATAACGGCTTCTTCGTGCGCGAGTTGTCGGGGTGGGCCCCCTGCGCCTCCGACGGTACCAGTCTGCCTGCTCAGGCCCAGACAGGACTATTCCACTCTGGCGGCACGCCGCTGATGGTGAACGGCCAGCTAACGTCCGTAGGCAGCCGCCAGCAGGCGATAGTGACAGAGTTCGACGGTATGCCCATGCTGAAGCTGGCGAATGCGGGGGTGGCCCAGAACTTCGCCACCATGGCGCCCAATACCACGCATAAGGAATTAATCTCGGAGAATAGTTCTGAGACGACCGATGTTCCCGACGCTCTCTACATGGGCATCCGTATATTGCCTGTCACGGCGGGCACGCTGAAGGTGGAGTTCCTCCAGACAGGCGGCACGTCGGAGAGCTGGCAGCGCAACATCTCCGATACTGGCGCCTGGATGACCGTACAGGCTCATGACACATCACTGGCCCCATGGGACTACACGGGTGATGGACGGATGATTATCAGCTATACCGGGCAGTGCATGATCCGCTACGTGGTATTAGTGAACGACCCCATCGATGCCCTGAAGGTGGATTATTGGACAAGGATCACCCAGACGTCGCGCCAGATCAAGGCCGAGGCCAACGCCATATATGCCACCCGCACCATGCACTCGGAGTTGTCGGTAGAAGTAGGCCGTATCGCCACCGAGGTGACTAACAATAAGCAGGCCAGCGACCTTGCTAAGCAGCAGATAGAGACACGTCTTGGACTGATTGAAACGTTCGACAACAACACGGCCACGTGGATGACACAGACCGATAGCCGGCTGTCCCTCTGGGCAGGAAGTTTCGATGTTAACGGTAATGTGAAGGGGCTGGCACAGCTACGCCTCGACGTGAACGGCCTCACAACAACCGTCGGCACGCTGGTCACCACGGCTGCCATGGAGGCTTACGTTCAGAGTCTGCAGCACGACATCGACAGCATTGAGGCGGATGGCAACACTAACGCAACGGCTATTAGTCAGATACAGAACAGTATCAGGATGATTGTCGGGCAGTTCGATACTACGACCGGTGCAGTGAAATCAACCAGTCAGATAGCCGTGGCCATCAACAGTATCAAGCAGGATATCGTAAACAATCTCGGAACGGTGGGTATCTATCTCGATGGGAATAACATGGGCATCAGGATGCTGGCTGATGACTTCTCGCTCTGGAACTCGTCCAACACGGAGAAGCTCTTCGGCGTAGACTCAAACGGCGTGCCGTTCTTTAAGGGAAGTGTTCAAACAGGAGGAAGTGATATGTTATACATTAGACCGAATGCTATCAGTGGTGCAGAGTTGGTGGGTATTGATAGAAATGGTGATGAAGTAGTAAAATTGCTCGTCCGTGAGAGTGGCTATTCGCTTCTGAATTTCAGTGACGGGGATTATAGAGCATCAATCTCATCGGGTGGCTTCGTTCTCAGAAAACAGAACGCAGGCATAGACATCCATTATTCTGGATATCCAAGAATGGATTTCTTTGAAGGTAATTCACAAGCAGTTTCCTTTGGCATCCATAACGGTAAGATTCTAATATATGCCTCAAGCTACCCATCTCTTGGTGATGCTTCGGTTGGTAGTGTATATCTTGATAATAATGGATATTTAAAAGTCAAAACGGCATGATGATACTAAAAAAGATATATAACAGGCATATTCCCGCAAAGGGATTCACAGCGATGACAGTGTCCCCATTTGTCTTTGTCCGCAGGGATTTAGCATGGCGCTTTAACAGCATCGTAGAACGCCACGAGACTACTCATGCCTTGCAGCAAATTGAGACGCTATGGGTGCCGTTCCTGGTTATCTACGGGTTGGAGTGGCTCCTAAAGCTGCCGTTCTGCAATTTCGACACAAGCAAAGCCTACAGGAGTATCAGTTTCGAGCAAGAGGCTTACGATCACCAGATGGAAGTGTACTACAATGAGGTACGCAGACATTACGCATGGTTAAGATACCTATTCACAATAAAAACATAACAAACAATGAAAAAGAATCTGAAAGTAGCGCTCCGGCAGTTTGGAGGAGCAGAGATCACCATCACGGAGACGGTTGGTGGCAAGGAAGTGAGGAAGCCCGCTCTGATCAGCGAGCAAGTAGGACAGGCACTCTGGCAGCATGCCACCGCCGGCGATACGCCTGAGGAGAAGTACCGGGCGTTCCAGATCGCCCAGCGCATCGCTGAGAATCCGGAGGCCGTAGAACTGTCGAACGAGGACATAGTGCTGATTAAGAAGATTATTGCCCCCGTGTTCGCCGTGGGCTACTATGGCCAGATAGTCGACCTGTTAGAAAAATAGTATTAACCCTATAAAAATCAAAAGTTATGCCAAGAGTAAATCGTACAGTCAATTTCGACCTTGAGCCCGAGTTTTGTGGCCAGGGTGTCAGCGTGGAGAGTTCTGTCACTATCAAAGGCAACGGCTCCGCCTACATTAAGAGTATCATTAAAGATGGTACAGGTAAGGATATCGGCACGTTCGTGGTGAGCGACGATCGCCCCAAGGTATACCTCGACCTGAACGAGCATGACAGAATGAACCGTCGCACACTCGTGGGCGTCATCGGTCTGTTGAAGAAGCAGCTGGAGGAAGCTCTGGAAGATCTGCTGGCCGCCGAGAGCGAAGCCACCTCAGAAGAGGAGGGTGGCACCACCCAAGAAGGATAACCACTAAGCCCTGTTCACAAAGTTTAATCATCAATAACAACGCATCATCATGGATACATCAATACAGACACTATTAAACCGTCTTGTCGACGATCATTATTCCGAACTGCTCGACCGTCTGGCCGCTAAGATACAAGACGCATCCACGCTGCCGCTGGTGGACTACGACGCACTGCGCCATCAGGCCGTGCTGATGCAGTATGTATGGGAGGGCGTCCATCAAGTCCAGGCCGTAAAACCAGACACGTACCTGGAGCGGGCGTTGGCGTTGGTGACGGCGGCGGTGAACAGGGCTAATGCTGCCACGCAGGCCGCAGAGGATATCAATACGCAGATCAACGCTGCCGAGCAGCAGCGTGTACTGGCTGAGACGGCCCGACAGAACGCGGAGGACGCCAGAGCAGCTGCTGAGTTGTTGCGTGAGGCTGCAGAGCAGGCCCGTGTGCAGGCCGAGAATACACGTGACACCAACGAGCAGACCCGCCAGACCCAGGAGGCGGCCCGAGAGACGGCCGAGGGTCAGCGTAGCAGCTGGTTCCAGACGTTCCGGGCTACCGTTGAGTCGTGGTTCTCGAGTCCAAACGATGGTTCTGGCATTACGCAGATATGGAACTCCTTCAAGGCCGCCGCAGACCAGTGGATATCACAGGCACAGACGGCGTGGAGCTCGTTCTTTGGGGCCACGGCTGAGAGCGACGGCGGCGTGCGTAAGATATGGAGCACCTGGCTCGCTGGCGCCCAGAGCGATTATCAGACGCTCAACACCACGATGGCCACCAACGAGCAGACCCGCCAGACTCAGGAGCAGGCCCGACAAACGGCTGAAGGCCTCCGAGCCGACGCCGAAGCCGACAGAGCCGCCGCAGAGCTGTTGCGTGAGACAGCCGAGAGCGGCCGTGGAGACGCAGAGCTGCTACGTGAGTCGGCTGAAGGTAATCGTGAGGACGCAGAAGGACTGCGTGAGGTGGCAGAAGGCACCCGTGCCGACGCCGAAGATGACCGTGCGGATGCAGAGTCGGCACGAGCAGCTGCTGAGCAGCAGCGCCAAACGGCCTACGCCACGCTCATGCAGAACATGCAGGCCCTCTACCAGCAGATGCTCTCACGCGCCAACCATCCTGCGCAGTTTGGCGCCGATGGCTATATCTACGAATGGGACGCCGCCACGGAGCAGTATGTCAAGACGGAGCATTTCTGGCAGAAACTTGAGCGCTTCCGCATCTCGAAGGAGTTTGCGTCGATAGCACTGATGAACGCCTACGACCCAACGGATCTGCCCCAGGGCGAGGAACCGCTGGAGAAGTTCGCCTTCGTGCTGATCAGCTCAACGGTCAGCGACCCCGACAACTCGAAACTTTACTCCTATATGGGCGAGAACGTGGAGAATGAGCAGAATTTCGAGCGCTGGCACTATCTGGGCGACTTCTCGGGCGCCATGGGCTTCGAGGGCAAGACACCTCAGTTCGCCATCGGTACCGTACTGGGCGGTAATCCCGGCACACAGCCCGTAGTGTCGATCACGGCCAACGGTACCGACGCTAACGGTAATCCCTGTTTCCTGATTAACTTCACCATCCCGCGCGGTGCCGACGGGCGAGGCGTCCAGTCGTTTGATGTAGTCTCACGGTCGAATGTGTCTGAAGGTGAGAATATCTATCGCCTAACGATGACCGACGGCACCACCCGTGATATCGTCGTCCTGAACGGTGCCCAGGGTGCCAACGCAGGCATCTCATCCGCCGACGCTACCGTTGACGCCAATGTCGGCACCCCATCCGTTACCGTCACCACTGGCGGTACCAACGCCGCACGCACCTTCTCATTCGCCTTCCACAACCTCAAGGGCGCCACTTTCACGCCCAGCGTCAACGAGCATGGAGTCTTGTCTTGGACTAACAATGGTGGGCTTCCCAATCCGTCCTCATTCAATATCTTGGCAGCCATACCCTTGGACTACCTGCCCTTATCCGGTGGTACTGTTACTGGAGAGGTGGAAATGGAGGGCAATCTGTTCTTTACCAGGGGCGGTACGAATTCCGATAGGACATTCGGCATCAAACGCACAAGTAACAATAAGAACATAGACATCGGTTGGGATTGGGACGCTAAAGACGGCTCTGGCGCATACTTTCGTAGTGTAGATTATAACGACGGTGAATTCGGTCTCTACGCACGAAACAGCGCAGGAACCACAGTAGAATTGGTTGGTAAAGCGAATGGCAGTCTGCAATGGAATGGAAAGAATATATTGCTTGCTGGAGATGTGCCGTCGTGGGCCTTGGCCAACCAAAAACCGTCCTATGCTTGGAGCGAGATTTCGGGAAAACCGTCAACATTCAGTCCGTCTACACACAGTCATGCTTGGTCGTCGATATCGGATAAGCCATCAAGCATGCCTGCAAGCGATGTCTCTGCTTGGGCAAAGAAAAGTACTAAGCCCTCGTATACGTGGACAGAAATCGGGGCCTCCTTGCAAGATAACAATGAATTCAACTTCGTGCCGAGCGGATATAGCAATAGTAAAGTCTGGTTTAACTACCACAGTAAGTCTGGTGCAGAGTTGTCCTCATCGATTACAGAATATTATTTCGGTACAGGTAAAGGAGAATACAAGTATACCAATCTTTATGCTGGGTATTACAACCAAGCGTCGGACATCCGCTACAAAGAGATATTGGAGGATGTACAACTTCAGTTAGAAGATATTGCCAATGCGCCATTATTCCGTTACCGTCTCGTCGACGACCCCAATAAAGTTCTAAATGTCGGCACAAGTGCCCAATACTGGCAGGAGGTGCTACCGGAATCGGTGCGGGGCATAGATGATGGCGGCAAGGAGATGCTGACACTTAACATACCCATGCTTGCAGCCTCTGCAGTGATATCACTGGCCAGGGAATTAGTCGCCGTAAAAGAAATTATAACACAATTAGGAAAGCCATCATAACCTGCCATAATATATTATAGTTGTTATGGTGCAATATATAAAAATGCCTCGAAATATTAACTTATTTTGAGGCATTTTTATTTAGGTTTAAATTGTGTTCAAATGAGAATCTGAGCGGACATTTCGTTTTGTGAACAAAAACATTTCGTTTGAAAACCTGCGAACATTTCGTTTTGCGGATTATAGATTGGCGATGGGTAATTGCTCAATTAACAGATTGTACGTCATACGATGAAGAGGAAGATAATAGTAAACTTAACATCGTGGCATCATTGTATGCAAGTTCAGTTTGTTTTGACGTTGAATATAGTGATGAAAGTTTAATTGATTATTATAAGCAGATTCGTCATTCGACTATTAATACATGGCCTAAATTATTGGAATTCGATGGAGTAATGGAAATCGTCAAGATTGCTCCTGTAGAAAAATGGCCTCCTTTACTTGAAATAGAGTTTCATTCTTTTTCAAGAAGGTTAAGAGAATTAATAGTCAGTGAATTATATTATCAAGCCAAATCACGAAATGAGCTTAATAAAGTAGGAGATCTTTTGAATGCTTATGTATTTCACTTTCGGAATTACCAGATAGTTCCAGAATATGACTTTTTGTGTAGAATCAAAATTGAATTGCAAGAAGCAGAGGCAGAAAGACTTCATCGGTTATCTGAAGAAGAAGAAGGGAAAACATTGATATTGCGTAGAGCTGGTAAAAATCTAGATACTAATACTTTGAAGAATACCTTGGAAAGAATGTTAAGTAATGGTGATATCCCTTCTGGAAAACGTGATGGATATGTCTGGTATGCTGTCTGGCTGTTCTTTAAGAAGAATAAATTTCTAAAAGAAGATTCGCAAGGAGCTTTCCACCGATTAATGAAATCTTGGTTCCCTGGAGCAGATTATGGCAACGATGACAAAATGAGAATATACAATAGCGAGTATTTAGAAAAGTACAATTGGCAAATTTGGAAATACGAAGATTTTAAAAAAACTTCGAAAATCAAGACTTCGGAAAGAGGCTTTAATGCCATCAAAAAACTCTATGAAGAATTAGAACATGCTGTTAATGTAACAGAATTATGGGTAGGACTATACTAATGGTTTCCCGAATTATTGATACATTATCCCGAATTTATCCCGAACATTCCCGAAAGAGGCGTCTAAACGGAAATTTTATGAAAAAACAATAGGTATTCTATTGTATTTTTGCACCCAGATTTGGAAGTGATTCCATTTCTGGGTTTCTTGTTGTTTGTGCGTTTAAGTTTAATTAACGTAATCTTATTATCGTGCGGTGCAACCATGAAACTATTATCTATCGTTAGGGGGCATGATAAACTACGAAACTCCTTGGAAGAGTGAAGTAGAATCGTAAGGATATCTTAGCGAAATAATAGTGCCCTTGCTTTTTGAAACAGCGCGATGTATCTTGGCAATAGAAAACTGGCGGTAAACCCAGACGTGGAAAAACCGCTATATATAAACAATTTAATGGTCGCATAAGGAGCGACCGGTTGGGTGAAGTGAGTGGAGAAATCTTCGAAGAGAAATGTGCGCACGTTTCAAAGCTTCTTCCTCACAAACTCAAGCAAAATGAAGATCATCATAGAGAAAGGTGACACGAAGGAACAAATCATGATGGCAGAGGCATTGCTGGCTAACAAGATGGTCAGCGCCATTGAGAAGCCAACTTATAGTTGCCAGAAGGTACAGAAGAGCGACGATGAGGTGGCAAAGGCTGTCATCGTGGTTGTCGGGCTGTTTGGCGTATGCACCCAGTGGACGGCTGTGTATAGGGTGTTGGTGGATTTTTGCGGTTGGGAAAGTGACATTGCTAAATTCTCCCAGCGCATGAACACGCTATTAAAAGATGTACGCCTGACGCATCGGTGTACCTATCAGTCAATCCAGAAGCCGCTATCATCGAGCAGCATCCTTAGAAAGAATTATCAGGAGTGGAAGAAGTATAAGGCTCCCAAGGGTGACAGGGTGTTCCCACGCCAGATGTTTATAGCTGAAAATCTGCTGAAATTACTTTCAATTAGTGCTTAAATATACGATTGAGCGGTGAAATATACTATCTCAATGTCATTACAAACAGGGCATTGATATTCACCCTACCTTTGCAATCAAGATTGCGAGAACAGGCTGCACCTCAGCAAAGAGTGAACTCTCTGCGTTCGGTTTGCACCGTCCTTGCATCGTCAAACAATTTAAAGGTCGTTTAAAGGAGCGACGTTAAGCAATTAAGAAGATGTCACGTACACGTAACACTATCACAATGGCAAGAGGCACTATCGCTGAGAATGCACGTCGTCAGCTATCGCTGATCAATAGGTGTCAGATGCCGAGAGGGATAAAGAGAGACTGGCGCTTCATGGGTCACAGAATCTAAGAAATAGGATTCGGGCCCGAATCTCGAAAGAGAGAAAGGACAGTCAAACAAAACACATTTTTCAACAATCCGAGTTGAGGCGAGCACGATGAGGGGAGTCCCCGGGATCATTTGCGCAACCTTCTTTTCTGAACGCTCCACTCACCTCGCTTAACAACAAGGATTAAGAAATGAAAACATCTTTTTTCAGACCACAGATTTTGCAGCAGAACGTCCAGATGGACGGCAGTATCAACTTCATGACCAACGGCGACATCAACGTCTATCCGTGCCCTTGGGAGGATGAGAAGCAGGTGACTGGCGGTGAGCGCGTGCGCTACCGTGCTGGCATCGAGGTGGATGCCGATGGGCGCACCAGAGTGAAGCGCTACAACGACGGGCTTCAGGGTCCAAAGCACGATGTGCTCTATGAGACACCTCACGGGGCAGTGAAAGTTACCCGTCCGCTGTATCGCAGCGATAACGGTCGCCGCCGACTGAAAGACGAGTATGTTTACGTCACGTTCAAGTTCCCGAAGAAGTACGGGCTGGCACTCACCAAGGCGCTCTATGAAGAGGAGGCCGATCAGATTATGTCATACCTAAAAACCAGGAAGGAGGAAACAATATGGAAATGATCCGCAGGATGATAGCACTCAATCCGCGTCAGACGAAGGAGCAAACCAGGGCTTTCGTACAGACGAGCCCGCTCGCTGACTACGATGCGCTGACGCAGTCGCCGAGGTTGAAGCAACTGGCAGAGCGTATCAATACCACTCAGGATGACGAGCAGCAGCGGAAGCTGAAGGGCTGGTTGCCGTTTCGCTGTCCGCACTACACGCGATTCCGTGACAACCAGCGCGACCGTGAGCATATCGACCCTGAGAGTTTCACCTGGCAGACGTGTGTAGATATTGACGATGCCTCGCTCGTGGAGGAAGCTAATATGCGTGCGGAGCAACTGGATATCGAGATTGGCGGCGAGTGGCAGGGCATGATGCTGCACAAGGACTACTCGGCCCGCAAGAAGCTGCACATCGATATCCGGCTGCCGCTGGGCATGACGGTGCCTGAGGCGCAGCGTGCCTACTGCAAGGCGCTTGGCGTGGCTCCCGACACATCGTGCTTCACGCCTGAGAGGTTTATCTACATCACGCCAGCGGAGTATGAGATTTATCGGGCCGACGGGTGGTATGAGGTGCTTTCGGATGATGAGGTGGCCAAGCGCAGGAAGGCGTATACCGACAGAGGGCTGAGCATTGACGGGCGCACAGAGGACGGCTCTTACTTTGACCCGGGCGATGACGGCGGGAATATCGTTTCGAGCGATACGCCCCCTGACACTCCATCCAAGTTCCCGCAGAAGTTCAAGGGCGTGGCTTATACCTCGATTATTGCCGAGTATTGGCGCAGAACGGGAGGTGAGCCTTCTGAAGGCGAGCGCAACAAACGGCTGCATCAGTTGGCGGCCAACCTGCGAGCCATCTGCGACAACTCGGAGGAGTGGCTGCTGGAGGTGATGCCCAGTTATAAACTCACGGTTCAGGAGATGCGCAGCATCATCCATTCGGCTTGCAAGGAACCTACCAAGGGCTCGCGCTTGATGGACAGGATTGTGAACGCACTCGAAATGGGCATCTCGTCGGATGAGACAGAGGATGCTGAAGCGGTGGCTGAAGAGACTGGCGTGAAGGTGAATGTCAGGACGCTGCCCATCGGACTGAAGGAGAGTCTCGTTGGTGTGCCGGCATCGATGCACATGCCTGTGCTGTGTTCGGTGATGCCGATAGCGGCTGCCTACGCTGACCAGGTGGAGGTGGAGTATTGCGACGGCAACGTGCACCGACTGGGGCTGATGTCGATTATCCGCGGTGAGCAGGCTTCGAACAAGAGTGTCTGTAAGAATGCCGTTGACCTGTGGAAGCGTCAGCTGGATGAAGAGGATGCCCTGGCCCGTAAGCGCGAAGAGGAATGGAAGGAGCGCAAGAAAGGTCGCAAAGCCAACGAAAAGGCTCCTGAAGACCCGCATGTGCAGATTCGTGTGGTGCCGGTGACGGTCTCATGTTCTACGCTGCTGAAGCGTTTCAAGAATGCGCGGGGACACACCATCTACTCGTTTGGTGAAGAGCTGGACACGCTCCGGAAAACCAACGGTGCCGGCTCGTGGTCGTCGAAATACGACATCTATCGTCTCAGCTTCGACTTCGGTGAGTGGGGACAGGACTACAACTCGGATCAGGCTGAGAGTGGCGTGGTGAACGTGGCCTATAACTGGACGATGCTGGGCACCAACGGAGCCTTGCGGAAGTGCTTCAAGCAGGACAATATCGAGAATGGTTTGTCGTCGCGCATATTGGTGGCAGAAATGCCCGATAGCGCATTCTCGAAGATGCCGAAGTTCGGCAAGCGCTCGGCTGAGGACGAAGCGAGGATTCAGCAAGCCGTCACCCGTCTGCGTGGCTTTTCTGGTCTCATGGATGTGCCTCGTCTGCGTAAGGCCATCGAGGCATGGGCGGAGGAGAAACGTGTGGAGGCCGCTAAGGACATCGACCATGTGAAGGACACCTACCGCAAACGTGCGGCCGTCATAGGCTTTCGTTGTGGAGTGATTTTCCATCTGTTGTCGGGCTGTGCCAGGGAAAGTAAGGCTTGTCTGGACTTCGCGCTGATGATGGGCGAGTATTGTCTGCAACAACAGATAAAGACCTTTGGCGAGGCGCTCCGCAATGAGTATGTCAACGCGCAGGACGAATGTCAGCGATACGGCGCAAACCACTCTATATTCGACCAGCTCTCTGCCTCGTTCACGATGGATGACCTTCGGGCGCTGAAGCGTGGCTACTGCGGTGAGTCGGCCCTGAGAAACATCATCACCCGCTGGCGTCGGGACGGTTGGATAGAGAAGACAGATAGCAAGCACTGGCATAAAGTGAAAGTGGAGAACTGAAAAGTGCCACAACGCCACTTTGCCACATTAAGGGCATTCGCCCTTGAACTTGCTCACGCAACTTTAAGGAATATCTAAACTTACAACAATTATGGAATTAGTATTAACACGCATAGCAAAACGCAAGACCTATACGATAGGCAAACTCTACATCGTAGAGAAAGTAGATGATGAGTATCTGGCAGGAGAAAAGCAAACTTACTTCTGCGACACCCTCGAGCCCACCTGGCGCGACTACGCCCACGGAGGCCGCAAAATAAAAGGCTGTTCGGCCATCCCCGAAGGACGCTACGCCGTAGTCATCTCATGGAGCCCGAAAATGAAGGCCTGGCTTCCCATCCTCCTCGGTGTCCCAATGTTCAGCGGCATCCGCATCCATGCCGGCAACACCGCTGCCGATACCGAAGGCTGTATCCTCGTAGGCCAGAACCTGAAGAAGGGCATGGTGCTCAACTCAAACATCTGGCTCAAGCGCCTGAAAGACAGAATCGTCGAGGCCAAAGCCAAAGGCGAAGCTGTTTGGATAACCGTCAGGTAA